TAAGGCAGAAAAGATACTCCAGACAGAGAATCAAAGTTATTGTACACCCATGACCCTACCTCTAGCCATTCGTCTTCTTTGACCGACACAGTGATAGATGGCTTATGTTCGCACCAATTCTCTGCATATATCTTCCATAGGTTTAGATGTTCTATCGCTGTTAGATCATCTCTAATAAGAGCATTGTCTGGTGCTTTGCATGGAAAAGAAAACACAGTTACAGAACTCTCACTAGCTATGGCAGGTTCGTTTGGTATTCCTATGTCCTTCATAAACTTTGTAAGAGGATCTTTGTTGTCTCCACGAACAGTTCGTATATAAAACTTAGAGTGTCTAGGGTGTATGCCAGAAGCAGAGTCTACAAGTTGTGACACAGTACCCGATGGCTTAACACAGGTTATTGCCGTAGATACAGGTATACCTATCTTCTCTGCCAAAGACTTGTTTGTAGAGATTGCAGATTGTTTAAGCTTGTTAAGAGCAACGTCCAGACCATCAGTGTTGTGCAACACCGCATTGTCTAGTATTCCTGTAAGAGAAACACCTAGCAACCTTTCCTCTTCAGTATTATCCTTCCATATCTTTCTAAGGTATTTAAAATCTGTAAGAGTAGATTGATAGGTTCCTAGCTCTGTAGCTAGTTTTACCTTTTCTTTTAGCTTCTCTACAGTATCATCACTACGAACAACAACCTCTGTAAGATTGCAAAACTGGTACGGACGTAGAATGATTTCACTGCAAGGGTTTGTACCCCATAGGTGATCTGGATCTCTACGACCTATACGTTCTACAGTTGCTCTTGCAGATCCTCTGTTAAACAGACCACGCTCTCCTGACTTGCTTTCGTACAGAGAATACCATTCCTTCATAAACGTATCCATATCAGGGCGGTTAGAGTAAACTGCAGAGTTATTAGCCAGCCCTCTGTGTGGAAACTGGTTAAACCAATCTCCCGACTTAGCCACTCGCATTCTGTTAGAGTTCAGATCGCTTAGCGATATAAGTGCAGATCTACGTACGCCACCAACCACAACTACACTGGCAATCTTGCACACCAGATCGTGACACTCCAGAGCACTAAGCTTTCTTCCAGAAGCACTCTTGAATAGGGATATAGAAAAGTTAAACAGTTCGTCTAGAGGGGCAGGGCCAGAGGATCGACCACCAAAAGTTTTTAATCGAGCACCAGCAGGTCTTACACGAGATAAATCCCATTTAGGTAGCTGACCTGCATACAAGAATGCTACGAGTTCTCTTAATCCTCTAGCCCAACCTGCTTTAGAATCCTGTACAATTATTGTTGACTCTGTTTCCTCAAAGTGTTCATTTACGATAGGAAGCTTATCTGTGTACTCTCGTTCACAAGAGAAGCCTACGCCAGTGCCACACATGAGAACGTACAAAACCTCGTCAAACGCTCTAGGAGAATCTACAGGTATGTAGGAACAGTTGTATCCTGCTACGTTGTCTCGTTCTAACGCAGGACCTGCAGTCATCAAAGCTCTCATAGAAGGCATAATCTCTAAGTTAAGTATAGCGTCTTCTACCTTTTTTCTGTTGGGTATCTTGTAGTCAAAGTTGCTTTGCAGATGGTCTTCTAAAAAGTCCATGTACCTGCCTACAGTTTCATTCCAGGTTTCTCTTCTAGAAATATCTCCTTGCCAACGAGCGTATCTAGATAGATGTATAAACTTTTGATAGTCGGTTGGTAAACTATCACTCATTCTCTAACTCCTCTATAAGTCTGTTCATATACCAGTTCGCTTTACGAACATCTTTGACAACATCTTCTTCTTTGTACATATGCCTAGAAATGTACTTTACAATATTACCTTTAAGATATCCTCTAAATTCTTCCTTTGACATAGAAGCTTTTATTACGTCTATTGTTTCCATAGTACCATTGTTGTAGTGTGGTGGATTGTTTACTTCATCTATCATTGTGGCTTGTCCCTTTTAGGAAAATCTATTTTTATTATATTGTCTTTAGATTCGTAGGATAAATTTTTTTCTCCGTCTGGGTTATTTATATCGTCTAATAAACTATACAAAATATTTTCATGTCCTAGATGCATAATCTCATCAAAAGAAGATTCTATTACAGAAAGCAATCCTCTCATAAGCATATGGGCTGCTGTGGATAGCTCAGAACCTGTAGTATCGTAGCACCTTACCTGTACCTTAGAGTCACCGTTAGGTATAGCTACAAGGTACAAACGACCTTCTTGCAGTTGCATACCCTCTAGCTTTATAACCTTTCTCTCTTCTTCGGGTAGCTTAGCTAAATCGCTTTCATCAAAAATAGTGTTTAAGGTATCATCATCCATCGAGCCAATCCTCTGGTATACTTTTTTCAGACCACAAAAATCCATTCTTATCACACCAAGAAGCATAAGTGGTGTTAGATCCCTTGTACAGTTTTTTATCTGCGTTCATAAATACGAACCTTATATCATAATCTGGTTGCTGTTCTTTTATTAACAAGTGCTTTACTCTGTCAGCTTGTGTAAGTCTGCCTTTTGTTTCTACGTATATACAATAGTCGGGAAGAAAGAAGTCTGGGTTGTAAACCCTCTCACGAGGCTGGTAAGGTATCTTATCACATTCATAAAAAAAGTCAACACCCTTTTTATCCAATATACGAGCAAATTCTGCTTCAAAGTTAGATCTAAATTTCATTTTTCTTAACCAGTTCTTTAAACTTTTTCATGTAAAATTCCCCTACTTCTTTTTGCATACCATCTATTACTAGGTAAAAGTATCTAACAGGAAAGACTACAAGGTGTGCGTTGTTTAGGTGTGTGTGTATAACTTTAAACTGTATAGAAACTTGACCGCTATGGTCTTCTAAAAATTTATTAGACTTAAACACTCCGTTATCTGACATATTAATTCTATGAGTTATGGCTACAGAGTTTGTTATTTCTCGCAGAGTACGAGTAAGCTTATCTACAGAGTCCTGCTTAATAGTATCAAAGTATACAAATATAGCGTGTTCGTTTGTCTCTATATCAAAGTCGGTTATTTTTTCTGGAAGGTACAGGGGCATGGCTATGTGCCTGTGTCTAGTATATCACCTGTCTCTATATTATAGTAGACTATCTTTACACCTAGATTTTTTTGTGCAGGGCTAAGAACTCTGCTTATAAAAGTATTAGGGTGTTTAGCTGTAGAAGAACGAAACGACATGGTTTTAACATCTATCAGCCTTACTTGTTTTGTTTTGGGATGTATGGCTACAAAGTCTACAGGTCCAGTGTTGGACATCTCATTATATATATGGTAGCCTTCTGTAGCAAATTTTTTCATAACAGCAATCTTGGATATTGCGCCTTTCTTGTGTTCTGGTGACATTATAGCTCCTCGCATACTAGTTTAGAATACCAAGTAAGTGGCCTACGCTTCTTGTTTAGGCTAACTTTCCTATGCAGTTTTACTTTAGGCCAGCAATGTTTTTTGTACCCACAAAAGCTACAGTCTTTTGATAGCAACCTGTTTCCTGTTAGCTTAACGGATCTATCACTATCCTTGTAGGTTTCGGGTATGTCCTCAAACTCCCTCTTAAAAGGTTCGTCTGATACTATTCTTTCAATACTTTCTACAGCTTCGGCTAAAGCTTGCTTCTTGTCCTCTTCCTGATAGTCTGGTGCTTGGCACACAGCCCACTCACCAGTTGATTTGTTTATAGCTATCCAACCACCAAAGTCAGATCCTGATGCTTCAGAGTACAGATACCCCTGTTTTACGTAGCCAAAAGGATCGTTCTCTTTTATTAAATCGTAACCACCAAACGCACCAAACTTCGATGCAAATGCAGCAGGTGACGTACTCTTTATGTCGTATATCTTATTAGCTATCTTAACATCATACGTACCCTTCATATCCATATTGGCAATGTTTAGTTCTACAGGTTTTTGTTCTTCTTCTATATCTACACCAGATGCTTTCATAACTGCGATAGCTACAGCTTCTATTAAGTCACCTAGAAGAAACTTCATTATAAGTGTGTAGTCATTCTCTGGTTTTACGTTGGGGTCTTTATCTAGTTTTTGTTGGCAAAGAGGTCTGCCAATACCAGACATTCTTATACGGTATTCCCTGTCTTTTGCATTAAATTGTTTTTCTAAGGCATCTCCACAAGCGTCCTTAAACTCTTGAATGAGATGAGGGGGCATTGTGACCCCCTCACCATCACTGTTAAGAGCCTCATGGAGATAGACTTGTACCTTCGTGAGTATATCAGCAGACATAGTGGAGCAATCTAAGAAGCTGCTAATTCTGCCTCAACATCTAAGTCATCTTGAGCGTCTAGAAGTTTTCTAGCGTCTTTGTGCTCTTTCAGAACATAGTTGTTGTACTTATTAACGTCTTCGGCAAATGACGAAAGTATCTCTACATCATTTTCTCCAAACGTAGGCTCTCCTGTCTCAGCTACCTTTGCTTGAAAATAGGTAACTGAACCACGTTGCATACGCTCTGTGGATAGTTTCAGAGGCGTTTTCAACATGATCTTTTTGTGGTCAGTCATCTCTTTGATAGCATCCGAAACAGGAACAAAAGAAGCACCCCTAACAGTCCACATAAATGGTGTACCATCCATGTCGATCTTCTTCTTAGGGTTGTCAGCTTTGTATGCCTTTCCAGATTGTATCACACCATAGATGGTCTGAGCGCACCTAATAGACTTTTGTAAAGCTTTTTCAATAGAATTGTCTGCAAGTGTTTCCATCTCATCACGAGATAACTTACCGCACTTGTCACCACCTTGTATATCAGGAAACACATCCCTGAGAGATGGCTTAAGAACTGTTCTGTTAGCGAACCTGTTCTCAGACGGATCGTAAACACTATAACCAAACATACGCAGAAATAAACGAACTACGGGTGTGTCCATGTAATAGTTGGAACTGTCAACCCACAGTCTGTACTTTCCACGAGGAACAGGATTGCCGTCATTATCATCAGAGCTTTGTTCTATTGATAACCTTGGTATCCTTTCCTCTTTAGCAAAATCATCTTGACCTGTCAACTTAGCTAGGTTTTCAAAATCTTGCTCGTTAAGACTCTCTGGTATGACGAGAGCAGTTTCTTCAGGTAGTGCTAGACTCATGTTAATACTCCTTCTAAATCCAGCCAGTTAGTGCCTATCTTTAATTCAACCTCGATAGGCATATCCAAATTAATATTAAATCGTTCTTTACATTCGTGTTTAAGACTTAACATTGATTCTCGTAAAAGATTTATAGCCTGTTCTTTTTCATCTTTAGGCACATCTAAAACTATTGAATCATGGACAGTATTGACTATCTTACACTTTAAATCTGAGGAGTCAAGTCTTTTTTTCAAATTAATTAAGGCTAGGGGTAAAAGGTCTGCTGTAGCAAATCCCTGTACTGGATAATTCTTGATAGCAGTGGCTCCTGTTACGTTGCCATACTTAGTAAACTTGGCGTATGGAAAGCTGTACTCTCTGCCAGAGGGTAAGGTAATTTTTTTCTCCACTACTGCAGACTCTTGTAGCTTTCGATGCCACTTCTCAACACCACTGTACTTAACAAGAAAATTTTTGTAGTACCTCATCTCATTCTCTGTACCAAACGTACCACCATACAGAGGTTTAAAGGTATGTGCCTTTGCCTCTTGCCTAGACACGCCAATTATCTTAGCTGTGTAGGAATGGACATCTAGCTTATCTTCTATGTCCTTATA